CTGAATCACATGGATTGCTGAATATACATCACTCAAGCTGTCCAGATCATACTCAACGCCTGATAAGGCTGTTGCATCTGCAAGAAGTCGTTCCATCTCTGACTTCGTACCACCGTATCCCAGCTTCAAGTTGTCCAGCATCGTGTAGTTCTGCTTGCTGAACCCCTTATACGCGTTCTGAATATCCTCCATGTTGGCACCGAAGGTATTCGCGTTGTCCGCCATGTCGGTGATGGCAAGGTCGGCATACGCGGCGGCGGCGACGGTATCTTTGCCCAAGGACGAAATCAGGCTCGCGGAGAAGCTCGTCACCGTGTCCATGTACTCGTTGGCGGACAGACCCGCCGTGCGGTAGGCGTTGCGCGCGTATTCCATCACGAGGTTCTGCGCATCGTCGCCGAAGAGCTTCTGCACGCCGCCTTCCAGCTGCTCATAGCTGGCGTAGGCGCTCATGGCGCTGCTGACGAGCTTGCCCATCGCAGCTGTGCCTGCCGCAACGCCCGTGCCGATGACCTTGCCCATTTGCAGCGCTGCTTGTCCTGCCAGCTTGAAGCCCTTACCCAGTGCGCCGCCAACCTTCTGTCCGGCTTTGCTGACCTTGGCAAGCGCTTTTTCTGCCCCATTTGTATCCAGCACGATAGAGCCGAACAGTTCAAAGATACTGCTCATGTCGTTTCCCTCCCTTCTCCCGGCGGCGTGAAGCCGTCGAGCAGATTCCAGCTGTGCCGGATGTCCTCTGCCGTGATGTCCGGCGCATCCACCGGCGCAAGGGTACGGTATTCGTTCAGAAAATCGCCGAAGCCCTTGTCAAAGCACTTGTGCAGCCACACTTCCCACAGCAGCTTCTCTTCCGTCTCTTCGTTGTACATCCGCACACACTGCTGGATGAAGTCCGCCAGTCTCCCGCGCCGCAGCATCCCGGTCAGCAGCGCCATCGGGTCGCTATAGCGGCGGTAAAGCATGTCGAACAGCTTTACTTCGTCTGCCCCAAGCGCTTCATCAGCCGCGTAAAAAAATCGCGGAAATCCTCGCTTACCATCAGGGTGAATACCGCCTCAGCGAACACACCCATGTCCAGCGCGGCGATTTCGGCGGGCGTTTTGCCGCTCAAATCCGCCAGCAGGGTGTAGATTTCCGCCTTGCAGTCCGGCAGGCGCGCCAGCAGCTTGTCCGCAAGCATCAGCGCGACGGTCACGCCGAGGCTCTCCGCGCTCTCGCTGCCCTCGCGCACCCGCTGGACAGCGGTCTTGGTCGGCATGGCGCTGCGCAGGTCGTTCACGCCGATTTTGGACAGGATGCGCATCATCGTGAAGAGGTCGTCCGCGCACAGGCGGCGCATGGTTAAGGCTTCATTTTCCATCGTGATTCCTCCTTTTGATAGAAAAGGGGAGAAAAGCGATGTGCCTTTCTCCCTGTGGTTGATTATTCTGCTGATTTGCGCCGTCACCACGGCGGTGTTGGCGTCGGTCTGCGCTTACGCAGCGTAGGTGTCGTTCGGATAGTAGATGTGCCACGGCAGCGTCTCGCCGTCGCCGTCCAAACCGGCATAGCACTCGAACGTGTACGTCCCGACCGTGCCTTCCTTGCTCTTGTTGTCGTTCTCAAAGCCGGACGTGCACAGCGCATTGTCCAGAATCGCGATGATGTTGCGCCCATCCAGTGTTTTGCCGACAAAGGCGATGTTCTCCCAGTAATCGCCCACGGCGATGTCCGCCTTGTCCTCGATGAGGTTGAAGCGCGTGTCGGTCGTCGCTGCTGCACTCTTGCCCAGCGTCGCCGCCGTCAAGACGTCCTCCGTCAGCTCAATGAAGCTAACTTCCATCGTCGCCGTGCCGCCGGTCTTGATGGAAAGCTCCTTCGTGTTCACATACACGCCGTCCACTTCGACCTTCGTGATTTCCGGCTTAATCGACACCTTCGAGCCGCCGGACGTAGCGCCGACAAGCGAATCGGCGAAATTCCACGCCGCGCCCTCGTACTTCAGCCCCCGGTGAATCGTACCAGCGCCGAACAGAATGTTTTTCGGCGTGTTTGCGCTCACGCCGGACTTGCCTTCCTTAGCCATTATTCCACTCTCCATTCTTTGACTTGCAAATTCACTTGGATGCGCTTGAACTCTGCGTCACCCGTCGGAATTACAAGCGTATTCGCGTACATGATAGCCACCCCCGAACCGCTGGGGGTGATGGTTGTCAGCCCGTAGCGGCTGAAATGCCGCTCGATTTCTTCTCTTGCATCGAAAAGCTCAATGCACGACCCGCGAGAATACCCGGTCAGCATGACCGTTGCTTCCTGCAAGCCGTCCTCGGTGAACCCTTGAATTTCGGAATACTCTCCGACAAAATACATGGTCGGGAGGGGCTTTTTGTTGTACACGCCGAAGGCGTAGGGGATGCCGAGCGTTTTCATGGCGTCCCCGATGATTTTTAGCACTTCTTTCGACACGTCAGCCCATCCCCTTCAAAATGTTTTCTGCCATCCGGATAATGGCGTTTTTCTTTGCGGCGAATGCGTTTTCCAGCGTTCGCTGTGGCGGTTCGCCGTTGGACACAACCGCAGGCAAGCCCTTCACCTTCCGCAGGAATTCGGCGGCTTCCTCTGCCTCCTGCTGGCTGTTATATACCTTGGAATTTTTCGCCCCTCGGCTTTGTCCCTCGATATACACCCACCAGCCTTTGCGCCCGTCGCCGTGGATGGCATACGAACCCGTTCCGAACTCATTCCAGAAGGATTCTTCCAAAGGACTACCAATTTGTGCGACCTTCGCGTCTGTGTTTACGTCAGAAGCCCACGAACCTTTGAGCTGCGTTTTCTTTGTCGGCGTGGTGCGTTTGGTTTGTGCCTCCACCTCGAAGGCGGCTTCCCGCAGGAAACGCTCTGCCGCCCCGTCAAGCGCATCCGTGACCCTGATGCTGTAATCCTCAAAGCGCACAGACATGTCATTGTCCCCCCGTGAACTTCAGATAGATTTCGAGTTGCGACCCATTCTGCATTTCCATCGGGTTGTCAATCAGCAGCACGTCATAGCGCTTGCCGTTGCAGATCAGTCGGCTGTTTTCCGTCGTGATGTCCGCCGGAAGCGCCTGATAGTCTGCCACAAAGACATGGGTGCTTTCCTGCACCTTGGCATTGTAGACGGTATATTTGGAATCGCCGCCGGATAGGTCGAGCCATCCGTTCAGCGTCGCCGCGTCCATCCATGCCTGCACCTGTTCGCCGATTTCGGTTGTCGTTGTCGCGCTGGTCTGGATGATGGCTGTCACGTTGCCGCCGATGCCCTTCATACCTTGTCCACCCCTTGCCCGAATCGCGCCTTCATGTAAGGCGTGAGGAAGCCCATGAGCGCCCTGGGGAAGCCCATGACGGCGTTCTCGCCCGTCAGGTCGAAGTAGGTGACGGCGTGGCGGGAAATCGTCTCCGATGCCACGCCGACCTTGTTTCGATTGTCCAGTTCCCACTTCAGCAGGTTCACGACGCCCATCTTCACATCGTCCGGATAGCGCACGAGCGTCGCCGTCACGTCGATTTCGTCCTTCAATCCACGCTCTGAGACCGTGAAGGCGAGTTCATCCGCGCTTTCGACGGTATACAGCCCGTCATTATACAGGGAGAATGTCACCTGCACCGTATCGCCGACGGAGAAGGGGACAAGCGCTTCCCCCATAAAGGTGCGTCCCACGACGTCACCCGTCCAGCGTTCGCTCCTGCGCTGGAAGTTGTTGTTCGTGTAGGCGCGAATCAGCAGCTCAAAGCCGCGCAGTTTCGCCGCCAGCAGCGCGTCATCTGCATCTGTGGTGATTTGCTTCCGCAGCTCCTCCACCGTCATCAGCATGACACTTGCCCCCTCCTTTCATCACTTCTTGAACTTCGCCAGCACGACCTTCGCGCTGTTGGTCAGCGCCACGCCGTAATACTTCGCCGCCGTCACGTCGGTCTGTTGCTTCTTCGGCAGCCATTCCGCGTCCACCTGAATGTCCTTTTTGAGGAAGATGGTCACGGCGGGCAGCTCGTCCTCGGTGTACTCGGTTTCGGGGGAATCGGGCTCCAGCTTGATAATCGGGCAGAGGTAGTACTGGGAAGCCGCCGCCAGCGCCTTCACCTTGTCGCCCGCCGCCAGTTCCACCG